TATATTGGCAAGTGTATCAAATTCGTTTGGAGCAGCAATATACAACCAGATGTAAATGAATTGCCCTCCTTCATTACCAGCTGTATCAAAATCTAAGGGTGTACCCATAGAAAAATAGGTCCACCCTGATTTAGATGCATACTTCATTCCTATGGAAGTAGTCCCATAGATAAAAGCATCAGACTCATCTGTTATAGAACCGCCACCTAATTCTCCCCAATCATCTGTACCAGTACCACCAGTATCATTGGAAAGAGAATCACAGTTGGCAATTACTCCTTTCCCTTCTATTGCTATTGTTAGAGCCATTTATTTCTTCACAGGTTGTTTAACAGGAGCGGGTTTAGCAGGTTGAGCTGGTTGTGGTTTCCCTGGTTGTGCTACTGGAGGTTTACCAAAAGTCTCAGATCCTACTTCTATTTCATATGACGATTTCAATTCTGGGTATGTTTCCTCCTCTGTTGCGGCTTTTAATCTCTTATCTCTATATCCACCAATTCCCATCTTCTTGGCTACATCTTCAGCAGATATCCCTAAAGACTCTGTAAGTGGTCCATGTTTTGATCCCAAGTTAGCTTTTGCAGAAGATTCTGGGTCAGACATTTGAGATATTGGAAATTCAATATTTAAAAGCTCCCAAGGTTGTCTATCAACTAATTTAAAAACTGGTTTCTTCTTTTTAAAATCGACTGCTTCCCTGACTTTGATTATCTTTGGAAACTTAGAAACAGCCGAACTTAACATAAATATACTACGCCAAAAATCGAAAGTCAAAAATCTTTTGAAATAAGTTATCTGGTCGCTGACTCTATCAGCCTGTGGTCCCCTTGTGGCATTAACCCCAGCAAAGGTTGAACCCTTCGTTACACCAGTTACCATGTCTTCAGGAGTATTCAGTCCTGAAACAACCATATTCATAATATCTGTATCAGCATCAGATATAGTGGTTAATTTAGGATTAATACACTGAAGTTTGATACCTGGAGGAAGAATCATTGTACCACCAGGTTGCTTTTTAGCACTTAACCCAGTTTCAGACTTTTGAGTCTCAGTCATCTTTAACCAAGTTCTCAATGCCTTTTGATCAGATATCTCTACCACCCAAAGATAAGCTCCACTGGATTTCTTATGATCAATCTCCCATTTCTTCAAATTCTCATAATGGTTGATCCAGACAATAGTTGTCCTGAGATGAGAGATATTTCTTGGAGTAAGGAAGCCTTTGTTCCATTCTACAATAAATCTCTTAAAACCACCCAAAGCCTTATATTTCTTCTCAGAAGACTTACTCTTTGCTAAATTGGCAACAGCCAAGCTATCATAATCATTTGCTGTAGTTCTAAGGTCTGGGAAGTGTGCAATGTTGATTGAGGGGATTACTACCTTTTCAGCAGCAAGATTGGCTTCGTCAAGTGCAAACTCATACCAAAGAGGGAAATTCTGTTTAGTTTTGTGGTAATAGATGCCTGAAGAATCAGTACCACCATTAGATAGAGTAGCAGGATCCATAAAGTCAATTTCAATGAATCCATTAGGGTGAACAGATAAACAAAGGTATAATTCACCCTCAATCTCTGACCGAGCAACATACTTAGACATATTGCTGTATAAAGCATTTCTTGGATCTGTTATAATCTCCTGCATCTTCTTGGAGACTATCAGATTATCACTACCCTGTTCAAACCCACTACCTGTGAGTCTGCCCATATAATCCCTGATATACGAGTTTATTTGGGGATTATGAATAAACTTCTTCCATATCTCCAATTGCATATCCTGGAAGTTAGAAAAGTCCTTTTTGAGACCCAACATCTCAAAACCATCTACATCTGTAGTCGTTTGTCCTGATTCTGTTGCACCACCCCATGGCATAGAAGCAACAATCTCACCAAGAACTTCATCCGACAATTCATCAATTTGATCTACGAATTTTTCATGTTCCATTAATAAACCCCTGCATTTCCTTTAGGTTGGTGCATTTCTCCAAAATACATTGTATCTGTCCGAGGTCTGAAATCATCTAATCCTAGCATCTTTCCTCCTGAAATGCAATGTGCTAATGCAAACATAACATCATCTTGTACTCCAAACTTCTCATTTTTCTCAGGAGAGCCATAAGCTTTCTTAAAAGGGTTGTGATCAAACATGGTTGCTTCTTCAACAAATATGTCTTCTCCTTTTACCCCTGGAACGAATATATGAGGGACTTTCAGCAGTCCAATCTTGAATAATGTATACAATTCTGTGAACATGGATCTTTGAGTATCGTATGTTGGTGAGTATGGCATAAAGACTATTTCATTGGCTTCACACCATTTTCCTACATCCCACATCCCCCACCTCTCAGAACATAGGGAGTCTACTCCATCATATTCATCAACTGCCTGTTTGACAACTTCTTTTATGTGATCAAGCTCATTACTCTCAACATGCTTCAAATTTAACAAGAAATACATGTATTTCTGGATTTCGGAATCTTCAAAGTATAAATCAGGATTAGATTTACTTTGGGGTAATCCTTTTGCTACAATGGTGACAATGGTCTTAGCACCACGCATTTTATCAATTTTTAGAGGATCTGCTCTATCTATACCACATAAGATAGCCCAATCTGTATCATACAGTTTACCAAGCTTCTCTAATTCAGAAATGTCAGCAATTCTTGGATGGAGAGAACCATCATTCAAGTTATATACTTCCTCAATGGGGATTAAATTGGAAATCATCTCATCTGGATGTGCAAGATGTTTTGGCATTTCCCCTTTGTTTCGTTTCTTATATACCTCTGATCTGGTATTTCTTTGTTTTAATCTTTTAACTATGGTGTTGTGCATACCCAAAGTCCCATCCATACCAATATAATGAGTAGCATCTACCAATTCTTCAGTAAATAACTTACTTGATCCCGATTCCCATGTATTTCTGAAGTATCTGGCAAATTCTGCCTCTGGGAACTTCGCATTATAGGAATCTAACTGGGCTTGGGTCATCTGAGGATTCCAAAAATCCTTATAATCAGCCTTTGCACTCTGCCTATGGCTAAAATAAAGGTGTGGATCCTCATTCCTTTCATGAGTCTTGAACAACTTGTACAATATATGGGTCTTCTCACTAACGGTACTATCAATTACTCCAAGTGCATTTGGTATATTACGAATTGACCCATCTATCTGAACAAAGAACTTGGGGTTCTTCATATCGAACATTTCAGAAAAAGTATAACCTGTAACATTAGAAACAATACCACTAAAGCTAGAAATAGATCGAATAAACGATCCAATATTACCTTTAGCATCTTTGAGTCGGATCTCTTTCTCTTGGACATTTCTCCTCCCTATAATACCAATTAACTTTGGACTATTCAGAATAATGTCTCTCATAATGTCAAAGTGAACAAATTTTACCTGATCTCTACTATTTGCACCAAGCATTATCTGTTGTCTTGGAAAACAAAAGAACTTCCATAACTGTATCAGACAGGCAAAAAGAGAATTATGTGTAACTGTAAAATCACCAGTTACATATCTGTGATTACCATCTAATCTAAAACCATAATACTCCTGAATACCAGCGGACTTTATTTCTTTTATACCACTTTCAAGTATGGGTTTAGTTTGTTTTCTTGGTTGTGCTTTCCTACGTGCTACCCTTGTTGGTATCTTATCGCAATCACCAGATATACCAATTGTGTAATATTCACCTGAAAAACCAATACTCTTAATAGTTTTGGTGCATTTTTTCATTTCTACATGAAACCCTAAAGAACGGGCTAAGAACACAATATCTTCAGATAACTCTTTTCTTTTTTGTGTTATCTGGAAAGAATTTCTATTCAAATAACCATCACTATCAATAAGTCCTGCAAGTAATTGTAACCGTATTTCCCTTGAGTTTGCTTTATAGACTTGTGGAATATGTTTATTATGGATAAGATCATATTCCTTCATCATGGTTGTTAATCTATTTGGTCCTTTTCCATTATTCCTAATAATTTTGAATCTTTTTGCTTTTGATTTAGTTGGACCTGAAACAAATGTCAGACCTAGATTATCCGCATATTCCTCTATGTATCCTTCTACTTCTGGTTCCATAGAAGTTATGGTTGGGTCACCTGAATTTCCATCACCCAACCATAACCCAAGAAAATATGGGTCAATATTTACTTTTTGTTCAGGAAAATTTAATGGGATACGGAACAAATGTTGTCGTCTTTTGAATGCCTTATTTTGTTCCATGAAATCAGATAAATGCATATCGTGTACTCTGTTATACTCACGATCACGTAATGTCAGGACATGGCATTTTGTAACAGTCATTTTTTCGCCACGGTATGGGATAACATCCCATAATTCCTCTTTACCATTTCCTAATCCCAACACATTGCGTGGTGTGTTATCATCACCCATTAATTGGTCACCAACTACTATGTCTTCGACGTTTTTTACAGTACCGTCGTACATAATAACCTTAGAACCTTTAATAGCCGACTTACCTTCACCACGCATCCAACAGAACACAAGAAGTCTATGGACAAATCTACCATCTACCATGATAAGGGCTTCTTCGGCTATTATCTTCTGTTCCGTCCATATATCTTTCCAACTTCTTCCAGTCTCTGGATTGACTTGAGTGGAAAACTCAGCAATAGGAGTCCATATAGGGATAGGAGAATCAGGTGGGTAAATGGCTAAATTAATATGTTCTTCACACCATTTACCAAACCCTACACCACCATCCCTATATTCACTAAGCTTGGTCATTTCTCTTCACACTTTTAACAACTGCCTGAGAACTCTCAATCCATGCAACACAAATATTTACTGGTAAGTCTTCCCATATAGGCAATGTATCACCAGTCACCAATGACTTACCACCAGTTGATCTACAATATGCTTCATACGCTATCTTGGCTACTTTTTCTTCTCGATTCATTTTACTCATAAAGTTTCCCCACCTCTTGGTTCTCCAGGATATCCTGGATTGATAAATCCCTTCTCCAATACATCTGCATCGGGTTCAAACAAATCATCAAACTCTTCCAACCGCTTCTTCTCTTCCTTATTGAATTTAGCCAATCTACTGATTTCCTTATCCACTTCCAGTTCATTCATACCCGATTCCTCATTTTAAATTCTTCCTTAACTGGCCCATCAGTAAACAATTCATCATAATAATTACCATCACCAATCAATGTATCAACACCTTTTGGTCCCCGCTTATCAAAAGCACCCATACCAGTCAACGCACCAAGAGTATCAGATATAGCCTTAATACAAGCACGTAATTCCCGCATAATGGGATTAACACCCATACCATGCTTATGCTCATACACAGGTCTTGCCCCAAAAGAAGCAATCTTTATATCAATCAATTGATTAAACAATGGAATTAATTCCATACCCAATCGGAACTTAGCAAGTCGATTATCTGGATCAATCTGTCCATGCATTATGTTATGCACATAAGATAAATATTCAGTACGAACTCGGCACTTACCATACTTATTATATGGACAAACCTCAAAGATATGGCAATGTTCTTCCTGGCAGTTTATTATAGCATCCCATTGCACTACTGGTATACCATCTTTAGTCGATCCCTTATGTATCTCTATATTACCAATCCTATCATGGCTATTCCCCTTATTAGGTCTTGGTCCTCGTTTACCCATGAACCACCTCTTCAGTTTTTGGAATAAAGGTACCACTCAAAACACCATCAACATAATAACTTATTTCACCATCTTTAAGGACTTGAGCAAGATGAACCCATCTTTTGTTAATAATATGCCAAGTATCTAAAAGTGTACTTTCCATTTAATCCTCCTTATCCAGCTTTTTATTAACTCGATCAAAAAACTCTGATTTGGTTATATTCCTTATATTATCCAACACAGCTATTTCCCCATCCATTACATAGTTCCTTTCCATATACCTGTTATTCAAATAAACCACTTCCTTTCTTGGTGTTGGGAAGATATGTATGGTATCAAACCATTCTTCTACTATAACCATGTCAACACATTCTCCATGATATTCTGGTATGTATCACTATTAAACTGTATGCAATAAACAGTACCAATAAAAACATCAGTGGTGGTATGGGTACTGTTAACAATAAAAGAATGGATAGTAACAATATGGCGTATGGTAAACTTTCGTATACAGGACTTGGTAACCAAATATTCATAAACTCTCCATGGTGTTTGTGTTGAGTCGATTATGTTATTGTATTACCTGGATTATACTGGTCTGTACTGCACCTGTCAAGAAATTCTTATCCCCTGTGTTATTCCCTTCTATTCTCCTTACCGCATGATTCCTACACTACGGACTGCATTT